ATACTTACCTATTATATAATTTTCTATTTCACTAAACGGATATGCACCTGCTAAATTTTCCAAAATATTTTCCACGTAAATTTTAAAAACTGTGCCGTTGTCGATAGCTCTTTTTGCTAAAACTTTAATTGTGTTTTCTGTTAATTCTATTCGTTTACTTCTTTTCATGCTGACAAATGTACACAATGTATTTAATGTACACAAATATTATTTACATTATTTTTGTAAAGTGCTGTAAATCAATTAGATTAATTTTAGAAAGGCTCAAATTCATCATTAATTATTATAGGGGCTTCATTTAAAAAGCTAGTATTATTTTCTAGTGGTTTGGGTTGTTCAAAAACACTTTCTTGTTTAGGTGCATCATTTATCCAATTACTATAATCCGGTGTACCTTTGTAATATCTAGTACTATTCATTTCGTAAGAATAAGAACTCATACCTTCTTCGCCCCAATGGCTAAATTTAACCTTTTGAATATAAACATAAGCAACCCCTATTTCTTTATCTCTATAAACACAAATACCATTATCTGCTTTATTATAGAAGTTTGAGGACCCATTAATATCGTAAAGAGTTGGAACGTCAAATACTTTACCATCTGATTTTTTCATCTTTGTAGGATGTGCAACTAAAAAACAATGAACGTTATTTATCTCACAAAATGCAACTATCTTATCTAAAGATTTACCTATATCATTTGTGGAGCCATCCCCTTTATGCTCTAATTTATTCCAAGCATCAATAACAAAAAAATCTAATCCTTTACGCTTTTTTAACTGTTTGCAATGGTTTAAAATACTATCTAAGGTAAAATCATTTTCCGGCTTGATAAAAAAGAACTTGTTATTTAGGTATTTTTTAACATTATCTAAATCGTAATGGCTCATACGGTTAGGACCATCCCAAGATTTACCAACTATTTTACGTGCCATTTTACTAAAATGTAATTGACTAGGTCTATTTTCAGGACTGTAAAAAGCACCATTCCAGTTATGATGCCTTCTAAGGTGAACGCACATATTATCTAACCATTCTGATTTACCATGCGAAGGGATGCCGGTTATAATAGATAAATAGCCTTTAACAATATTTAGGTTAAATCCATCTATTTGACAATTAACCCCTTTATCTAATCCATTTTCGTAAAGGTCGTTAATATCATCTGATAGGTCCGATATTGTAAAAACACCCTCTAAAGGAAAATCTTTAGCATCTGTTACACTATCAATAACAGCTTGTAAATCGTATTTATTTAGGCAGTCATTAACATCTTTACAATCTTTAAATTCTACTATTTTACAGTTTTCTTTACCTATCCGGTCTGCTAACTGATTTCTTAAATTCCTACCAGCATTATCATTATCTAAACATAAATAGACTTCCGGACAATTATCTAATAAATCAATAATATCATCAAAGTAAGATAAGTTATTTGCACCGGTACTAGCACCATTAGGAACTGATAAAACGTTTTTAAATCCGCATTGATCCATAGTTAAACAATCCGGCTCACCTTCAACTATGTAAATCCTTTGTGTAAAGTCCACATTATTAAGGTTATACATAATTAGTTTAGCGTCCTTATGTAGTTTAAAACTCTTTTGTGGACCTCTATATTTGATATTAATTAACTCATTATTAGCATCAAAATAGTTAAAATTAATACAGTTTACATCTCCAAAGTTGGTAAAAAATTCTACTGATTCTGTAATCTTAAAACGTATTAATGTTTCTTGTTTAATCTTCCGGCTCTCAAAATACTTAATAGTTTTATCTGATAGGTCTGTTTTATTTTTCCATACCGGTTTAGTGTATATTTTTTGGTCCATAGGTTTATCTTCTTTTAATCTGCCTTTCCAATTACAATGGATGCAATGCCAAACGTGTTTATCTAAATTAACACCCAAACACTTATCTGTTTTCTTTTTGCGTGTGTGAGAACATTTAGGGCAAATAGTTTGGACCTGTCCAGTAGTTTTATTTTGTGGTATGTCTATACCGTAATACGAATAGCTTTGCATAATTTACATTTTACCAGCGTTTCTCATAAACTCTTCACGGTCCTGAATAGATATTGTAGAATTTAACCCATCTTTGATATAAGGCAAAGTATTTAATAAAGCTGTTTTCCAATTAGTAATTTTCTTATCATTGCCATTTTTCCAATTATTAGCTATCCAACTATCATACTTTAACTTTAAATCAATTTGGCTAACCTTTGGTTTTTTTTCTAAAGCGTAATTTAAAAATTCTGTAAACTCAGGAATAGTGTTATTAGGTTTATTGGTTAATAGGTTAATAGGTTTATCTATACTAGCAATGCTTTCGCTTTGCTTTTGACTGTGCTTTAGCGTTGCTTTAGATAGTGCTTTAGTATTTGCTTTGGTATTTTTTACTAGAGCAATTACAGTAGCACTCCATTGATTTTTAGATTTTTCAATCAATTTTATAAATCCCCATTCTACTAAATCATCAAATGCTTTTGAGTAGGTCCTATAATTTTTAATACCTAAAGCATCCATACTCATAGTTGTAGGTAGTCCAAATTTTTCCTTCCATCCTAAACGGTTGCAATGCTCTATAATAAAAAAGTATAAAGCCGTATGATTAGAATTTATTTTATCTGGATTCTCAAAACACCAATCAAACCAATTACGGCTTAATTCGTAACTGTTAAATTCTGCCATTATATTAAATCTAATTGATTTTGAATATGTTTAATTAAATATAAAGCACTTTCTTTTGTTAATTCTATGCAATTATAAGAATAATCATTATCTGATTCCTCCATTATAATAGTTAACATATCATAATTATTAGCAAATATTTCTAAATGAGATAGTGATTTGTTTTCTGTACGATCATCCGTAAAAATTAATTTAACTGCCATTTTTTTTGAAAAAAAAACCTTTACAGATGTGTTTGGTTTGGCAACCTAGCTAGTCTTAACTCTAGCAACACACCTATAAAGGCTCTAATGTTTTAAATGTTAAGATATGTTTTAAATCTGAGTGCCGAGTTCAGATACGCAAATATAATAATAAAGAACGTAAAAAACAAATTTATTTTAATGTTTCTTTATAAAAATCACTAATATCTTTAGCTATAATAATCGTATCGTTAAATACTTTATTTAATCTATCTTCTGAAATATCAATATCTATTGTAATAGGTGATTCATCACATACTTTCATAGTATAATTATCCCGTCTTATAAATTCTACAAAAGCATTTTTTGGAGCTTTACCAGTTTCTTGTAAAATAGACAAAGCATAGTAACATAACTGAGTATAATCTTCTTTAGTGTAATTAAATTCCTTAGCAAATCCACCAGTTTTATAATCTATTATTGTTTCTAAATTATTATCACAAGTATCTATAAAACCAATCATATAAAAATCATCAAATTTTAAAATAGTTTTTCTTTCAAAAATATCTAATCTAGTACATTTTTTTAACACTTCTGATTCTTGATTAGTAAATAAAGAATAATCATTTTTTTCTAAAGCTGCACCAACTTTTTTACCAAACTTTAAATATTTGTTTTGATAAAATGGTTCGTTTAAAATATACGTTTTATAGTATTCTTTTCTACTTTTTAGAAAGCAATTAATTTGGGAATAACTTAAATAATTATTCCCAAATTTATCTTTAGTAGGTAAATTAATCATTGCCCTTATCCTCCCAGGCTTTAGAAAATTCATGGTCTTTAAATAAAGCAGCTAATCCAGTTACTTGTTTAAGTCTTAACAACTCATCTTTATCCATACCTATATGTCTTAAAATCCATCCATCTGACATTCCACTATCAACTAATTCAGCTACTATATGACTCATTAAATCTATTGAATGCGACCCCCTTGCTCTATTATGTCGAATAGTAGAAGCCATACGATTACTTAAATCCTTTTCAATAACTACTAATGGTAAATAACCTTGCTCCCTTTCAAATATTCTTTTACTTGTCTTTAATGTTGTATATCTATGGTAACCATCGACAATCTCATAAATATCATCTTCTGGAATATAATAAGCTACTACTGGCATAGTATAACCATCTTCCCAAATAGACATTTCAAGTAATTTCATTTCTGGTGGAGCTACTGCGTTTGGATTATAGGCATTAGCTCTAATTTTATCCATGTGTACTCTTAGTACATTGTAAACTGGACTTTTAAATTGTGTTGTTGTTGTTTCCATATTATTTATTTTTTAGTTATTTTTTTTAAATCTTGTAATTTTTTAAATTTATTCATGCTTTTTTGTTTTAATATATTTTTATCCTGAGTTCTGCCGCAACTCATATATGTTAATCCAAAATCATTTTTCATTATTGTAATACAAACAGCTTTCCAGTTTGGGCAATGTCTAAATGGAGTAGAATTTTCTATATTTATTTCATCAACCCATTCACCTTTTATTTTTATTATCTCATAAATATCTTTTTTCTTACAAAGTTTACTTATATTTCCAGTCCTTTCTATTTCAATACCAGCATCTTCAATCTGTTTTATTACTCTTGGATTTCTACCATATCCTTTATTTTTCCAAACGTCTGTAAATCTTTTTAAATGATAATTAAATTTTTTTTTTGTTTCTTCTGGTAAAGTATCTAGTAAAAATTCAGCATATTGTTTCCATGTAAAGTGATTAGGTTTACTTATTTTTTTCCATCCCATTGCAGAAGTTCCACCGTAAATACCACCAAAATTACATCCATTAACTCTACCTACCATTTTCCCCCAGTTATTAGGATCAATAACTTTATATAGTTTTAAGTTTTCTTGTCCCGATAAATGGAACGGACTAGCAACCCTCATTTGGTCAATAGTTAAACCAGCTTGATAATATAAATCATAAATCTTATTATAATCAAATTCAAACTTATTGTTGCATATCCAAATATCTTCTGTTTGCCAGTCATAAATAGGATAAAAGTTTATAGTATTTTTATCTACTATCTTAGAATAGTTTAATCCTTTGTGCATATACTTTCTATGTTGAGAAGTAAATATACCTCTACGTGTTAAACTTTCTTCTGCTCTAATGCCAATCAATACAGCTGTTTTACCAAACGTATCTCCATACCATGTACTAAATTGAATACGTGCATCAAATCCCTTAGTGCCTTTAGTAAATTCATAAGGACAATTATCTTCATTTATTACATAATCGTATTTTGGCATATCTCTAACCCAAATATCTTTTTTATCTTTATCCCACGGAATCCATCTAGGCTCATACATTGATACAGAACAAGCAGCCGAAATTGGTAAACATAACCAATACCTAGCCTTTACATCATTTAATTCAGAAAAAATTCTATCAGCATATTCGTCTGTATGTCTATATCCAGCTTCATAATCTTCATAGTAAAATGAAAGTTTATGTAATAGATTATTTTCTTTAGCATATTTATAAGTAAGTGATAGCATTACACCACTATCTTTACCACAAGAAAACGCTACTAATACATTTTCAAAATCTCTAAAAATTATTTCTAATCTTTTATTTGTTGCTTCTAATACATTCATAAATTTAATTTTAATTGTTTATTTTTTGTAAATCTTTGTTCTATTTCTATTCGTTTTAATTCACTATACACTAAAGTTTTTTTTCTTGAATATCCTAATATTTCTAAATTATTTTCGTTTTTCATTAATGCTATACATATTTTTCTATATGAAGGAACGGAATCTAATTTTTCTAATTGAATAGGCACTTCGTCTGGTATTCCATTTGGATATCCTTTTTGTTCCCATTGGTTAATGTATTTTTTAATTTTTGATTTTGTTCCCATTCTTTTATAATTTTAATTGCTATACTATCAGCCACATTTCTATAAGAAATATCTATTTTATTCCAAGCATTCATAGTAATAGTACAAGGAACGGAAGCGTATAAACAACAAGCTGCTTGTCCTATATATGCAATTCTATTTAAACTAATATTACTTAAATTATGTTCACACGAAAAAGTCCACTCATTAATAACTTTACGCATATAATTTTCTGTTAATGATGGATTATTAAATAATTCTATTACTTTTAAAATAAGTTCTTCTTTATTATTTCCAGTAATATTATCGTAAAATCCAGCTTTATGATCTTCCCATTTTTTGTAGTGGTGGTAAATTCTTTTAATAGACATAATTAAAAAAGCCCGAATAAATCCACAAAGGTCTCACGTTTGCTTCATTATCCGAGCTGTTTAAGTTCGTTTGTTACCGTATAATTGAGACCGTAACTTTCACAAAAGTAGTTATTATATTTAAACTACCAAATTTATTTTAATAAAGTTTCTATTTTAAAAGAAATATATTCATGACCTTTTTTAACTTGTTCAACGTCAATAATCCATCTTTTAATATACCTATCATTAAAACCATATTTGTCAGCTATTGAATCCTGAGCTAATTTAACACAATTATCTCCATCACTATTACCACTACTTAAACCAAACTCAAAATGAATAACATAAGGCGGTGCTGGTAGTTTATAGTTATCAGGTAGTAATTGTCGCATATTCATTTTAAACCACCTATGAGCATCTGTAACAAAGCGTCTGCCTTTATATGCACTATTGACACTTAACGGCTTAATTAATAATTTTACCATAATAGTTTTTAGCAAAATTAAACATGTGATAGCAAATTTTAATTTGAAAAAAATCGTTAGGTATATTAACCATATTAAAAT